CGCTGGCCGAGGCCACCGTCGGTGCGGGTGGTGCCCTCGTGCCAGCGCCCCTCTCGGCCCGCGTCATCGACCTGGCCCGCAACGCGACCCGGGTCTTCCAGGCCGGCGCCCTGACGGTCCCGATGACGTCGCAGACGCTCGCACTCGCCCGGCTCACCAGCGAGGGCACGCCGGCCTGGAAAAGCGAGAACGCGACCATCACGGCGGCCGACATGGTGTTCGACCGGGTGACCTTTACGGCGCGGACCCTGGTCAGGACGGTGCTGCTGTCGGTCGAGCTCTTCGAGGACGCCGACCCGTCGTCCGAGGACGTCATCGCCAACGCCTTCGCCGGGCAGATGGCCGTGGAGCTCGACCGGGTGGCCCTGCTGGGCACGGGCACCCCGCCCGAGCCACGGGGCGTGCTCAACCAGTCCGGCATCACGAGCACCGCGCATGGCGCCGCCGGCACGGTCATCTCGAACTTCGACTGGTGGCTGGACGCCATCGGCGCGGTGCGGGCGGCCGGCTTCGAGCCCAACGCCCACATCCAGGCGCCCCGGTCGTCGACCAGCCTGAGCAAGCTCAAGAAAGCGACGACCAACGCCTACATGACGCCGCCGGCCGGGCTGCTGCCCATGCTCACGACCAAGAGCATCCCCATCAACCTGACGGTCGGCGCATCCACCGACACGTCGCTGGTCTTCACCGCCGACTGGTCGAACCTGCTGGTCGGCATCCGCACCGACTTCACCCTGCGCTTCCTGGGCGAACGCTACCTGGCCGACAACCTGCAATACGCCTTCCTGGCCTACCTACGCGCCGACGTCCAGCTCGCCCAGCCAACCGCGTTCGTCGTCGACACCGGAGTGAGGACCTGATGACCGACCGCCCCATCGACGCCGACGTGGCCCCCGGCGTCGAGCTGGCCGAGAAGGGCCCCGACTTCGAGCGCCGCGTCGGTGAGCCGGCCGGCGTCCGCAACCGCCCACACCCCGCGGCCGTGGACCTGGCCGACGAGGACCTGCTCGTCGAGCGCAAGGACCTGGGCCCGGACTCGGCCACGTTCATCGCCAAGGGCGACCCTATCCCGCCCGAGCTGGCGTCCCTTCCCCGGCGACCAGCTCGGGCCGGGTCCCGTAAGCGGTAGCCGTGACCTGGTGGGACCGCTGGGTATGGTCCCGGGTTCAGAACCGTGAGGCCCTGACCCTCGAACAACTGCTCGCCGAAGAGGGCCGCCCAACCGCCGCTGGTGAGGCCGTCACCGTCGAGAGTGCGCTACGCCTGAGCACGGTTTGGGGTTGCGTCCGGCTGCTGGCCGACTCGGTCAGTACCCTGCCGCTGGCTGTCTACCGGGCGATGACCGCGACCCCATCCCGACGCCGCCGCTGCTGCAGCGCCCATCGGGTGACTTCGCCGAGCTGGCAGACTGGCTGTGGGCGGTCATGGCGTCGCTGCTGCTGCGCGGCAACGCCTGGGGCGTCATCACCGCCCGGGCCGGCGCCGGGCTGCTACCGAGCCAAGTCGACCTGGTACACCCCGACCGGGTGGCCGTCGTTACCAACGGCGACGGGACCCAGACCATCCGCATCGGCGGCGAGCCGTACAACCGGGCAGATCTGTTCCATGTCAAAGCGTTCCCCTGGCCCGGGTCCCTGCTCGGGTTGTCGCCCATCGCCTATGCCCGCGAGGCCATCGGCTTAGGGCTCGGCGCTGAGAAGTACGGCGCCCGGCTGTTCGGCGACAGCGCCATCCCGTCCGGGGTGCTCACCAGCGACCAGCGCATCGACCAGGCCACGGCCGAACATCTCAAGGCCCGCTGGCAGCAGAAGCACAAGGGCAAGCGTGATATCGCCGTGCTCGGCGACGGGGCCAAGTTCCAACCCATCACCATCAGCCCGGACGAGGCCCAGTTCATCCAGACGCAGAAGTTCAGCGTCGCCACCATCTGCCGGTTCTACGGCGTGCCGCCCGAGATGATGGCCGGCGAGACGGCCGGGCACGAGGCGTACACGTCGCCCGAGATGCGCGGGACCGACTTCCTGACCTTCACCCTGCGCCCCTGGCTGTACCGCGTCGAGCGGGCCGTGTCCGGGCTGCTGCCGTCGACCCAGCGGGCCAAGTTCAACGCCGGGGCCATGGTCCGGGCCACCCTGCTCGACCGCTACCAGGCCCACAAGCTGGGCATCGAAGCCGGCTGGTTGCTGCGCTCAGAGGTCCGCGAGCTTGAGGACCGCCCACCCATCGCCGGTATCGACGACCGGCCACCCGAACCGCCCGAGGGGGCAGTCGCATGACCCTAGACCGCATCCAGTACCCGGCCGAGCTGCACCTGCGCGACGGTGGCGACGGCCGCGAGCTGGCCGGCGTGCTGCTGCCGTACAACGTCGAGGCCCGCGTGCTCGACCGCGGCCGGCTCGTGCTCGAACAGTTCGCGGCCGGGGCTCTGGCCGACGTCGACCCGGCCAGGGTGCCGCTCACCGCCACCCATCCCCGTGACAACCAGACGCTACCTATCGGCGTGACCGTCGAGCTGCGCGACGAGGCCGACGCGCTGCATGGCGCATGGCGGGTATCCAAGACGGCGCTCGGCGACGAGGTGCTCGAGCTGGCCCGCGACGGGGTACCGCTGGGGCTCAGCGTCGGTTTCCTGGAGCTCGCTGGGGGTAGCCGCTGGTCGCCCGACCGCCGCCGCGTGACCCGCACGCGGGCCCAGCTGGACCACGTGGCTGTGGTCCGGGTGCCGGCCTATGCCGGCGTTGGTGTGGTTGGTGTCCGGGCCAGGGGAGGCGCAGGGGGAGCGGCGATCCCACTGGCCACCCTGGCCCGGCTCTACCGGCCCTGACCATGGGCAAGGGCCGCTGGATCTACAGCGCCAAGAAGATACAAAACCTCTGCGTCGTCTGCCGCACCCCGTTCAAGGGACCGGGCGACCGCTGCCACTACCACCGCGAGGCGCTGGCCGTCCGCCGCCGCCGCAAGCCGCGGTGACCCGTGCACCGCACCGGCAAGGGCGGCCCGACCGGGCGACCATGGCGCAGAGTCCGGCCCGGGTACTGGCCGCATCCGACGTCTGCTACCTGTGCGGCCACCCTGGTGCTGGTGCTGTCGACCACGTCATCAGTCGCAAGCTGCGGCCCGACCTGGCCCTGGACCCAGCCAACCTGCGCCCCGTGCATGGGAGCCTGAGCCGTTGCCCGTGGTGCAAGCGGGCGTGCAACGAAGTCAAGGGCGACCGCCCCGGGCTGCCACCACGCCAGCAACCACGGCAGTCGAGGCGATGGTGACCCGGTTCCCCCCATGGGGACGGCCGGGCGACCCCGCGCCCCCGTCCCGGTGTGTGTGTCTTCAGCGTCTCGCTCGGCCCCTCCACGTGTGGCCGGACGCCCGAGTGCCTCTAGGCGAGGCCCAGCGCCGGGATCGCCAGCTCACAGAAGAGCTCAAAGTCGGCATCTGCCTGCGGATGGGGTCCCTTGACTACGACGGTTTCAGTCTCAATGACCTCCCCCTCACCGTTCACGGTGAACAGGAAGGTGATGAGCCCGGCGTCGCGTGTCAGGACTGGGCCGTTCGGCGTGTAGATCCTCTCCGGCAATCCCTTCGATGTGACCAGGACCGTGTGGATGCCGTCAGGGTCGCCAGAGACGAACTCAATGGTCTGTTGTCCGGCGTAGGACACGATGATCGAGTCGCCGGTGTCGGGGTTGGTGAACACCGTCTCCCCAGAGATGGTCGTCCTGACCAGCGCCGTTGGGCTGTCCGCGGCAGCCCAGAAGTTGACCACATTGTCGAACGAGATGTTGATCGACTCCCCGGTCCCGCAGAAGTCCGGATCGACGTCGGTTCCAGACTCCCTGACATGCTCATGCTCCGGAGGCGCGGCGAGCGCGGCTGTCGGCATGAGCGCGAGCGCGGCAAAGAGCGCCAGACAGAGCGGAAGTCGTAGACGGCCCATCGGATACCCCCCCAGTTAGGAGCCTCTAGGATCGATTAGTCGACCTCGCCATCGGCCATAGAAATCAATACGACAAAGGGACCAGCGCCCCCGTAATAAGTCGTTCTGTTGTGCAGAACAACTTGGAGTGACAGCTATGGTCATGGCGCCTACCACCGACTGCCCGCCGCTGTACGCGACCGCCCGCGACCCGTCCCGGCCCACCCTGGGCGGCGACGTGGCCGCGGTCGCCGAGCAGTTGGGCACACCGTTCATGCCCTGGCAGCGCCAGGTCGCCGACGTCGCCATGGAAGTCGACCCGGCAACCGGATTGCTGGCCTACCGGGAAGTCGACCTGACCACGCCGCGCCAGTCCGGCAAGACAACCCTAGAGCTGGCCGTGCTGGTGCATCGCTGCCGCACCTGGCCGCGGTCCCGGGCGCTGTACAGCGCCCAGGACCGCATCCACGCCCGCGCCAAGTGGGAAGACGACCACGTGGCCACGCTGGACCGCTCGCCGTTCGCGGGCGAGTACAGAGTGCGCTACCAGCGCGGCGACGAGGCGATTCGCTGGCACAACGGAAGCCGTCACGGCATCACCGCCCCGGGCGAGAAAGCCGGCCACTCTGACGTGCTCGACCTGGCCGTGGTCGACGAGGCGTGGGGACTGGAAGACAGCAAGCTCGAGCAGGGGCTGTCCCCCACCATGGTGACCCGGCCGCAACCGCAGTTGTGGGTCGTCTCGACCGCCGGGATGCACCGCTCGGGGTACCTGCGCGGCAAGGTCGACGCCGGCCGGGCCCGGGTCGGCGCCGGGCACCGCTCGAGCGTCGCCTACTTCGAGTGGTCGGCGCCGCTGGGCGCGGACCCGGCGGACCCGGCGACGTGGTGGGCGACCATGCCGGCGCTCGGCCACACCGTCCGCGAGCAGACCATCGCGCACGAGTTCGAGCGGCTGGACCTGGCCGACTTCTGCCGCGCGTACCTGAACTGGTGGCCGGGTGAGATTCCCGCTGACTGGCAGGTCGTCGGCGAAGGTGACTGGCGGGCGCTGGCCGACGCGGATTCGGCCGCCGTCGACCCGGTGGCGTTCGCCGCCGACGTCACCCCCGACCGCTCGGCGGCCGCGGTCGCCGTGGCCGAGGTCCGCGGCGACCAGCTCGGCCATGTCGAGGTCGTCGACCACCGCTCCGGTACCGGGTGGGTCGTCGGCCGCCTGGTCGAGCTTCACGACAAGTGGCAGCCGTGCGCCGTGGTGGTGGACGACACCGGCCCGGCGGGGTCGCTGGTCGCCCCGCTCGAGGCCGCCGGGCTCGAGGTGGTCAAGCCGTCGACCCGGGCCCGGGCCGCCGCCGACAGCGGGTTCTACGACGCCGTGGTCGACGGGTCGCTGCGCTATGTCCCCCGGCCCGCGCTGGACGCCGCCGTCGCCGGCGCGGCCAAGCGGCCGCTTGGGGATAGCTGGGCATGGGCCCGGCGGGGGCTGTCGGTCGATATCTCGCCGTTGGTCGCCGTGTCGCTGGCCCGCTGGGGCCACGCCACCCGGGCCCACAAGTACAACCGCGGCCCGAGCATCTACATCTAGACAGCAACCGACCCCCGGGGTGTCACCGTCACCCGGGGAGCCAACGGCTAAGGTCGCGCATGGTGGTCACGACTCCCCCTTGGGTGCGAGTAGGTCGTCGATGAGCCCGGTCCAGCGGACGAGCGCCCGGCGGCCGTCGGACACGCCCGGCTCCACGGGCACGTTTAGGCGCCGGGCGGTGCGGACGGCCAGGCCGACGCCGGTGGCCAGGTCGGCGACCTGGGCTCGCAGCAGTCGCCGGGCGGCGATAGGGTCTTGCTTGGGCATGAGGTACCCCCTCGTGCTCCGGGCCCCGGGGCTGTTTCGCTGTTCGCTCAGCGCAGCCTGCGGGGCCGCTTCTATGGCGGCCACGGGCCCCGGCGGCGGCGATCGGCTCGGCGGGGCCCGTGGCCTGGCAACGGGTCGCATGTTCGCCAAAGCTCGTCAAGACTCGCAAATCTTCGCCTGAACAGTCCTAATGCTCGCCAGGCGTCGGCTTGCCTCGCCAGAATGCGCCGCGATGGACGAGGACAGGCTGCTCAGCCGCAAGGAGTTGGCCGCCGCGCTCGGGGTGAGCACGCGGACGGTCGACCGCTGGATTCATGAGCAGACCGGCCCGCCCGCGACCCTGCTGCCGAGCGGCCGGCGGCGCTGGCGCTGGGGCGACGTCGAGACGTGGCTACGCCAGCGGCGCGAGGGCGAGTAGGGCACATCGCGGGCACATGAGAACGCACGGCGTTGCGCGGCGTTGACCGTTAACGAACGGTGTTTGGCCTGGCCAGGCCGCCTATCCAGGCATCGTCGCAGGTGGGCGGGGTGCCGCGCACACTTCTACGACATCTAGGTCGTCATGCGCCGTCGGCCGCCGCTCGGAACCGTGTCCCCGAGTGCGCGGCCGGCGGCCTTTGACCTTCGGGAGTTGACGAAGCGGGAACGACTTGCGAG